TTTCACCACGAACGAGCGATCTTCCGTCCGGCCGCCCGTCGTGACAATGCGGTTCGTTACCGTATACGACTGATCCGCCGTGCCACCGGAGAGCCAGACCGTGGTCTTGGTCGTGGTCATCGTATCCGTGATCTTCGTGAGGCCCGCCGGGACTATCCACTCGCTTGTCGAGATCTCGTCGCCGGCCAGCCACCGGGACCAGTCCACCGAGTAGTCGAGGACGGCGTTGGGGTCCTTGGCGAACGTCATGCGTCGATGCTCCTCGTTTCCGCCGGCACCTCGATGATCCGGCCCTCGGCTCCCACCGCCAACACGCGTTTCTCACAGCGCGCGGCCAGTGACCGGGATTCGGAACCCACTCCCAACGTTCGGCGTTCACACCGGATGGCGAACACCCGCCCAGGTGGGGTCGCCACGGCGGGCAGCAGGAGGCCGACGATATGCGACCATCCGGCTGCGATGTCTGCGAGCGAGCGCAACCCGGCGAACCGCCCCAGCACGGTGGAGGTTCCCGTTGCATGTGCCGCGAGCGGCCGCACACGGGCCAACGGGGCGCGAACGACGGCCGATCCTGTGGCTACCGCGCGTAGCGCCCGGATTGCCGCCAGACGCGCGGACACCTGGCCGGATGCCCGCGCCGCTCCTGCCAGAGAGCGAACTCTCCAGAATTCGGTTGCGGCCTCCCCCTGTCCGGCCGTGATACCGGCCATTCCCCGAACCACTGCCAGGCCTGCCTGGACAGACGCCTGCCCGAAGACCGCGCCGGCGAGTGCGTGCGTAGCCGCCGCACGCGAGCGAAGCAGCAGGACAAGGGACACGGCGCTCTACTTCTGCACGGCCATCTCGAAGACCTCGGCCCCACCCATGCGTTGCAACAGGATGAACACCAGTTTGGTCGCGCCGTCCACGAACATCGCCGTCGCCATTCGCTGTCCCACCGCCGCCGTGCCTTGCGGGTAGCGCACGTAGAAGGCGGGGCTAATGACGCGGTTCTTCACATCGAATTTCAGGCAGCGCTGGCCGCCGTTGTAGTTGATGAAGGCGAAGCGTCCGTTGCCGGTGAATGGATCAGGGGTGATCGTACTGCCGGTCGTGAACAGGACGCCACCGGACCCGCCGTAGGCAATCGCGCCGCTCCACAGGCCGTTGGCGCCCCCTGCCATATCGAAAAGGTCGAGTGTCGCCACGTTGCCGCCGCGGAAGCTGAAGATGTGGCTGTTGCGCGCCTGCTTCGCCGAGTCCGGACGCATGAAGAACGACGGGCACGAGATGCATCCTGCCCCCATTGCCGCAGGACGAGCTCCGAACGTGGTGGTGTCCCATGCGTTCGCGGTGATGTTGTACGTGAACGTGCTCGTGCTTGCGGACGACCAGAGCAGGATCCGGTCGCCGTTGTTCTCGATGACGAAGACCGCGCTCGACGATGGCGTCACGGTCCAGTTGCTCGACACCGTGTAGACCGCCGAGGGCCCCGCCGTGTGCGAAGCGATGTTCCGCCGTTGCCCGACCGCCGTGGGATTCACCGTGTCCTGCACGATCCGGATCTGGAAGTTCCGGTATTCGTTCGCCAGAACCGCCGCGTCGCCGCTTGCCGCCTGCCCGGTGATCGAACCCGCCGCCGACGCCGTCGCGGTCAACTGGCCGAAATAGCCGTCGCCGGGATTCGCGTCGAAGGGGACGTATGATTCATCCAGCCCGATGAAACTGGAATCGGTGTTGATCGTTGCGGGCAGGTTCGTCGTCGCCAGGTTACCGGAGAAGGAGTTCGTTGCGATGTCGTAGTACTTCCACGCGCCCGCCGCCAGCGTGCCGGCCCCAAGCAGATACAAACGTCCCGAAAGGATCTCGTAGGCATCGCCCGCGGCGGGAGTGAACGAGAGCGGCGAATCCAGGTAGAGCGTCGGTGTGGTCCCGCCGGTGTTCCCGACGATGTACCGCTCCTCGGTCTTGCCCGAACCACCCGCGCTGTTGCCGATGATGCGAATCTTGTGGCCGTTGCTGTTCCCCTTGTTCGCCAACTGGTTCGGCGCGACGGCGGCGGGAAGCGCGGTGCTCAGGACGACGCTCGACGTCGTAGCGCCGGCGGCGAGCGTTCCGCGCGGTCCCTGCGACGGCATCATCACCGCCCCAGCGCCGACGCCGAACGTACCGGCCAGGGCGGGCGAAGCCAGGGTGAACCAATCGTCGTCCTCGACGTCGTAGGCGTGCAGACCGGTGTTGCTCGCCAGCAGGAACACGTAGGCTCCGCGGTCGCTGTTGTTGCGAAGTCCGGCGACCAACTGCGTGCCGGCGCCCGAGGCCGCAGGCGCGTTCGCAATGGGCCGCCACTCGGGGAGGTCGATGAGCGGTTTGAAAGCAAGGGTCGTGGGCATTTAGCTGATCCTCTGCCGGACGGAGTTGTTCCACAGATTGCGATCGGTGGGTTTCAGGAGCACATCCAGGATGGGGAAGCCGCCCATCTGCGTTTGGTTCGTCACCGTACTCACCGTCGTCACGGTGGAGAGCGTGAGGCTCGCGGTGATCGCGTCCACCAGAACGCGCAGCCTCCCCGTGCCGGGGTCCTGCGAGATCGGGCGCGTGATCGCTTCCAGGATCGCGTACAGGGCGGCGCCGATATCGGAGAGGCTAACCTCCTGCGTGCCGTCGGCGCGCACGCTCGCGTGGTTTTCCGACCCTTCCACGCCGTCGGTGAGCTTCACCCGCTGGTAGTGCCGGCCGCTCCCGACCTGGTCGGTTGCGACGGTCGCGCCCGAGCCGGGCGAGATGTCGATGTTGTCGGGCATCGCTCAGTCCTCCTTCACAACCAGCGTTCCGGTTGCGAACTGGCCGTAGTCGTCCTGTTCCACGGTCTTCGGCGTCGGGAGCATGTCCCAGTACAGGAGGTTCCCGTTGGTCTGCGCGTCGAAGATTCCGAACGCGACCACCTGCGCCCAGCCGGAGGGCGTCGCCGGCCCGAAGGAGACGTTGTTCGTGTTCGAGACCTTCCGGATATTCCCGGCGTCCGCTGCGGGAGCGCCGAACGCCACGGACTGCCTTTGGTAGCCATTACCGTTGAGCTCGGTTCCGGCCGTGCCGTCGTCCACGGGCGCCGCAGAGAACAGTCCGGCGTAGGGTGTCACTCCGGCCAGGGTGGTTCCGCGAAGGACGTTCAGGACGGCGTCGGTGTGGCTCTGCGATTTGCCGGGCATCGTTTCTCCTCAGGCCAGTTCGACGAGTTGAATGTTCACATCCGACCGGCCGGGCAAACAGGACTGGCTCCATTCGCAGTCGAATCGGACGGTGTACCTGCCGGTCGTGGCCGTGCCGGTGGGGTCCCAGGAGAACTTGGGATTCGTCTCGTAGGGATCGTAGAAGTAGAAGGGCTCAGCCGGGCCGTTGCGAGCGTCGTAGAAATCCCGGAGCGCCTGCAACTGGGTGGGTACGAGACGCTTTGCCAGCCGCCAATATTTGCGGCTGTTCGTGGCCAGCGTCGACCGCTGCGATTCGCCGTTCCGGTATTCGTTCTCGATGACAGGGTACTCCTGTGAGCGCGCGAACGCGCCGCACAGGGATTGCGGTAGCACCGTGGCTGGCGCGGCGTTCTGGACGGGGCCGGGCATTTGCAGAAAGTCGAGACGAATCAGCGGACGCGACTGAACCCTCTTCGAGACCCACTAGACCAACAAACCGAATAGCGCTACCGGCCTCGGACGGCGCGGCTCTCAATCCGATCTGGTAACCTCGTCAACATGTGGTGGCGCCGAGCAAAGAAGACGGATCGCCAGTATCTTGTTCCAAATAGGCTTGCTGATGTGCTGGCCTTGATCCAGGTTCTTGCACTCGACGAACACGCCCACCGAAGCGAAGATGGCCTCAATAGCGAGCTCCAGGGCGGCCCAAAGTCGGGAGGCACATGGACTGAGGTCGCAAGGATGCACCCGGAGTTCTTTCGTGTGCGCCCCGAAGCGGCTCACGGCGTATCCCTAGTTTCACGCCATGTATTGCCCAAAGACGAACAGGGAGTCCGCCGCCTGCCGTCAGACCTCGTCGGCCAACTCATAGCTGCTGCGGTTGACCTCTATGACAGACAAGTCAAACGCAGCGAACGTTGGACGTACCTCGTGCCAATCTGGGTGGCTCTGGTTGTAGGTGTGTTCGGACTACTCGGTGTCGTACTCAAAGCCGTATTCCAGCAGAATTAGTTCGGCCCTCTGGTTCCCGCATGCAATCTGCACTCTCACGCAGTCAATAGCCCAGGACTCAACTGAAGTGCCGTCAGCTCGCGGCGCCCGGCATTGGATCGAGTCGCCATCAAGGTCGCTCCCTGCACCGCGCGCGGGTTGTCGGCCATTGCCTGTACCGCCTCGCCGCGCAGAAGTGCGGTGGTCGCCGGCCCGTCCAACTGGATGACAACGGCGCCCGCGCCCGACGCGACTCCACCACCGATCCGGTCGAGTGTCGGCAGACCACCCAGCCCGGGGAGTTCGGTCCCGTTGGCGTAGCCCGACGACTGGAACAGCGAACCGCCCGACTGGACCAGGTCCACCGGACGGACAGTGCCCGGCAGGCCGGTCGGCTTCTGCCCTGTGCTCATGGCGTACAACTCCACCAAGTCCCGGATCTGCTGGCTCCGGATCGCCATGTCGAGGTTGCCGCCAAAGGCCTGCTTCGCGGTATCGACGATCTGCTTCAGGACTCCCTTGTCGGAGATGTCCACACCATAGATCGCCTTCACCTTCTCGCGCGCCTTCTCCGTCGCGCCCTTCACAAACAGGCGCACGATTCCGGCCGCGAAACCGATGGCGCCGCCGATCAACGCGCCGAGAGGGCCGCCGAACTTCGCTCCAATCAGCGCGCCGCCAGCGGTGGTCTCGCCGACGCCCAGCCAGCCGCCGCGTCGCAGACCATCCATCGCGAGGATGGAACCGCCGGCCAGCATCGCGCCGCCCTTCCACCCGCCGACGCCGCGCGCATCGGCGATCTTGGTCATGTTGCCCATCTCGTCCACGCGCCAGCGTTCGGGCCGGAATCCGAGGTTGCCGAGGTTGGTGAGCCATCCTTTGTACCCCGCGGCCATCGACCCCCAACCGCCAATGCCGGCGCCAGCGCCGCCGGAAGCGCCGCCTTCGGGCGGGACGAATGGGGGCGTGCCCCAACCCCCAGCCGACCCGCCCGGAATCGGCCCACCGCCACCGCCAACGATGCCGCCAAAGCCGCCCAGGACGGATGCCCAGCCACTGCCTCCGGAAACGCCAGCCTGTGCGTACCCGCCGCGCGCGGCGCCGAACAACTGCATCAGCATGCGGGCGACCTGGGACGTGACGACCTCTTTGATCGCAGTCAGCATGGCGGTCTTGAAGGCGTTCCCGATCGCCGACCACACCGACTGAGACTTCGAGACCAGCGCATCGAAGACGCCTTCCGCCTGCCGCTTGAAGGAGTCGAAGATCTGCCGGTTGTGATCGCGGATGAGCGCGGCCGTCCGGTTCACGGCGTTCTGGCGCGCGGCGTCCACCGCCACGTCCGTTGCCTCCTGATTGGCCTGCCGGAGTTGCTCCCGCTGCTGGGTATACTCCGTGATTCGGGCCTTGATCTCCTCGGCCTGGTAGCCGAGCCGCTTCATCTCCAGTTCATAGTCGAGGACCCGTTGCGAAGTTTCGAGATCGAACAGGCGCTGCTTGATCTCGTGAACTTGCTCCAAGTAGTCGACTTCGATCTGCGCCTTCTGCTGCTCGACCCATACCTTCTGCTGGATGGTCTTTGCGTCGTAGGCCTCCAGCGTCCGCAGGCGCGCGTCGCGCTCGTAACCAGCGCGCTGCTCCTCGATCTGGAGCATGTGCGCGCTGTGCTCCAGGTCCCGGCGCGCCAGTTCCTCGTTGTACGCGAGGCGCGCCTGGTACAGTTCGGCTTCGCGCGCCATCCGCTGCCGGTTCGCCTCCTCCTCATCCTTCAGGTAGTCGGCGAGATGCCTGCGGTTGTCTTCCAGGAGGCTGCGCTTGAAGGCGCCCCACCGGCGCTCCAACTGGTCGATGACGTTGACCCACGCATCGCGGGTGAGCTTGATCCGGTGCTCGACGCCCTTGTCGTCGGTGAACGTGGTCCACTTCCGGACCTGTTCGTTCACCTCCGCAATGTCCTTCGCAAAGCCGGCCTTTCCCTTGATCCCGGCCTGCTCGGCCGCGCTCAACGACTCTCGCTCCACCTCCTGCTGCCGCTTCCGGATCGCCGCCGCCAGCTTCAACTGCTCGATGTCCGGCTCGTTTCCAACCTTCAGCGAGATCTTCGGGAGCCCGCTGAGATCGATATCCTCGCTGCCGGGCAGCGCCCGCCGCCGCGAAATCAGCTCGCGCAGTTCATCGGTGGTGAAGGTGCGATCGCCGAGGGCCCACGTGCCATCCTTACCTTGCTTCGCCTTGCCGGCCAGGACCTGTTCGCGAAGGGCGTCGCGCTCCTGCTCTTTGAAGCGTGCCTCCATCTGCTCCTGCGTGTCCTTCCAGTTGGAATACACGATCGCGCCGGCTGCGAGCACTCCGGCCGCCAGGAGCGCATACGGGTTGATGGCGGCGAGATTGAGCGCGGCAATGGCCTTCGCAAGCGCCATGATCTTGGTCGCGAGGGCATACGTCGCCAACACCCCGGAAACCCACAGCGCGACCTGCCCGAACTTTGCCAGCAGGTCAATGTTCTCTTTGAGCCACTTCGCGACGTCTTTCAGGTGGCCCACCATTGACTTGTAGTTCTCCTGGAACCGCTGCCCGATGGCCTCGCGGAGTTCCACCATCTCGCGGTGGAACTTCTTTACCTGCGCCTCGGCCTCACCCGACGCCGCGGCGTGCGCCCCGGAAACCTTGGCGCCCTCGCGCATGACGGCGTTGTACCGCACCTGCTGGATCTCGTTCTCGTTCAGGGTCCGGCCCAACTTCAGTTCTTCGCGCTGCACCTCCTTCTCGAAATCCAGGAAGATACCCATCGACCGGAGACCCCGCGACACGCCGCCCTCGATCGCCAGCAGAAGCTTCTCCATCGCCTCGCCGGCGTCGATGTTCTCGATGGCGGCGGCGTCCTTGGCGAGCTTCGCCAGCCCGGTCGCCTTCGAGAGATCCATGTTCGCGATCATGAGGCGATTGACGGTGTGCGTGGCCTCCTGCGTGTGGTAGCCGATCTGTTTGACCTGCTCCACCCAATGCTGCACCTGCGCCGCCGAGTATCCGTGCGCCTGGCCCAGCGCCTTGGCCGAGGCCAGGATCTTGTTGGAGTGCGCGGCGTACTCCACCGCGCCGACCGTCCACGACTTCGCCCACGCGAGCGCGGACTTGATGGCGTCCGCAAGCAGGTTGCCCGCCGTCGCGCCCTTCACCATGGCGGCGGTCATGCCGTCGATGCCGGTCGCGGCGGTCTTCGCGCTCTTCGTGGCCGTGGCCTCGATGCTGGACAGGTTCGCGTTGACGCTCTTGATGGACTGGTTGGCCTTGTCCACCTCCACGGTGACGACCAGTTCGATCTGGTTATTGCTGGCCATGGTTTCCCGGCAGGCTCTCGCGGTCGTGCCGATCCCGCTCTTCTTCGAGGATCTGCATCGCCATGAACTCGTCGGCCCGAATCTCGTCGAGCGAGATCCGGACGCCCAATTTGAGGGCCGTGCGCAGGTCCAGGGCGCGCCGGATCAAGAGTCCGGCCTCGGTGTGCTGCGCGGCGTCCAACTTGTCGAGCGGGCACGCGTCGCAGCGCCCGCCCTCAGGCGCGTCCGGGCAGAGACGCGGCTCGCAGAGTTGCTCCCGCCGGAGCGCCCAATAGACTAGGTGCCGCAGGGAGGGCCGCTTCGGCCACTCCCCCGCTAAAAACTTGAGTCCCGGTCCTCCTGGGCGAGGTTGTCGAGCGCGTCGATGGCCGCCTTGACCGCGACCGCCTGATGGATGATCGGCACCGCGCCCACGTAACCCTCCGTCGCCTGCACGAGCCTCTTGTAGAGGTCGCCGGCCGCGCGCAGGTTGATGGTCAGTTCCTGCCGGTTGTACGGCAGATCGACGACCCGGGCGAAGCCGCGCCGGTACTCGAACACATCCTTCGCGGAGGGCATGCGGAGCAGATGAACCGTCGTGGCGCCCAGCACGTTGGTGACGACCCGGATGTTGTCGCCGACAGAGACCGCGTCATCCACCTCCGCATGGCTCAACTGCTCGACGCACCGGGCCGCCTCGAAGGGATCGATCTCGGCAGCCGCGTCTTCGTCGGTGCGGATCTTGGCGAGCAGGGCGGCGTCCACATCCTCGGCATTGGGGATCAACGTCTCCGACCGCCCGCGCCCGAGTTGCTTGATCACGACCTTGCGCCGGCGCTGCCGCTCGGCCCAGTCGTCATCGGAAGGGAAACGGACTCGCACGGTCTTGGTCCCGTCCGGGGTCCGCAGTTGAATGGCGACCGGCACGGTCCCATCGAACACTGGAGCGTTGCTGTCCATCGAATCCTCCCTACTGGCAGATCCCATCCACGTTGCATTTCGCGACCGCCTGGATAACGCCGTTGCTGGTGTCGTACATCGGCAGGCAATCGACGGCGACAGTCAGAATCTGATCCGTCTCCGCGATCTCCACGGCAGAGAAGGAGACCTTCTGCCAGGTGACCTGGAGCGAGTTGTTGACGTCGAACTGAAGGTTGATCACCGCCGTCCCGGTCGTTTGCGCCTTGAGCTTCGTGTACTCGGTCGAGCCGTTATCGAAGCGGGCCACGAATCGCAGGTTGCCTTGCCGGTTGCCGAACTCGAGGCGGCCGCGGATCGCGCCCGATGCGCCGTCGCCGGCAGACTGGAACCCGGATCCGGGGAAGAAGCCGGAGTCCATCCGGATGTTGTTCTTCCAGCCGGTTTCGAGCGAGACGATGTTCTTGCTGGTGACGTAGTCCACGCCGTTGATCGAAAGCGTCAACGACGCGGCGGGCAGCAGCTTTTCCGTCTGCGCGGCCGGCATGGTGATGCCCGTCGCGGAGTCGATCACCTTGCCTGAGCCGACGAACTCGACGCTGATCTTCGAGTTCGCGCGGCCCGGCCCAGATCCGATGGAGATCTGCCACGATTCGACTGCGCAACCGACCGCCTGACGGTCGAGCACGACGCCCGCGCCCGGGCGGATCTGCTCCACGAAGGAGAAATAGGGTAGTTCCGCGAGATCCCCGTTCGCCGGAAGGAGCGGCGTTACCGTGTAGGTGAAGTTCGGGTTCGATCCCGACTTGACCGGCTTGCCCAGCCCAAAACACATGGCCCACGCCGCGATCTCCGCGCCCAGGTGCTTCTCCAGCGTGCCGCCCACGTCCCAGGAGGTCTTGAACGTCTGGGTGGGAAACTCGTGCCCCTTGCCGTACTCGTCGGCGTCGTTCTCCGTGGCCAGGCGCGGATTGGCGAGCGCGCCGTTGAGCTTCGAGAAGCGCCACAGCGCGGCGGCGCCCTGCGCCGTCGCGATATCGGTCTGCTTGCCTTTGCCGAAGGCAATCAGAACCTCTTGAAGCCTAGTCGTGGACATCGGTCGTCACCTCCTCCTTCGTCGTGGGCGGCTCGCACTGGCTCCACCCGGCTACGAGAAGCGGCACCAGGACCGCGGGCGTCGTTTCAACCTCCTTCGGCTCGCCCACGCCGAATGGGGGCAACATCCATACCGTCTCCATCACTCGTCTCCGATCTCCGTGAACGTTATGGGCACTTCAAAATAGTCCACACCCTCCGCGTCCGTCTGCCGTTGAATCAACGGCAGGTCCATGGGGTAGCAGTTCGGGTGCACAGCGGCGTTCAGCATCAGCATCCCGCCCGCCGTGGGGACGCCTTTCGTGATCAAACGGAACAGCCGGTAGTAGGCGGTCGGCGGATCGCCGTCGAACGTCTCCGGGGCGCGCAGGTAAAGCGTCACCTGGTGCTTCCACACGTCCACACCGCCGAAGGAACCAGGCGCGGTGCCCATCCAGACGGCCATGACCGATGGGACGGGCATCGAGTGGATCGCGTGCGTGAGGCTCACGCGCTTCGGGTACTGGTCGTGATAGGCGTAGATCCGCTCCGGATCGCCACCCATCTCAGCGATCAGGTCCGGGATGTCGCGGAGCATCGCGACCAGGTTGGTTACCAGTTGCGAGGGGTCGATCATTGCTGTTTACCGCCGAGGGAACGCTCCAGGGTCAGGCGCGGGACCATCTCCGCGACCACCCGCCTGGTAGCCTCGGCTACCGCCGCACGGTTCTTGGGCGAGAAAACCACCCAGGGCTCGATCTTCTGATTGATCCACGCCTTGATCCGGTCTTTCCGGGTCGAGTTGCTGGCCTTGGCCTGCTTCTCGCTCACCGACCGCACCATGAAGTTGCGGAGCATGTCTCCGGTCAGCGTGAGGTTGCGCCGGTTGCCCCGGCCCAGTCTCGTCTTCCGGATCGCGTACCGTTTGGTGAGCGGCTTGGCCGGCGAGTCGTCCGGTCCCTGGGCCGCGGTCACACGGTTCTTCACCGCCGCCACTCCGACGTTGCCGATCTTGAACATCTGGTTCTGCCTAAAGTTCAGACGGTCAAGCCGGATCTCCTTCTTCTGGTAGATCCGTACGGACGCCATGCCTGCCTCACGATTCGCGAAGCGCCAGCCACGCGCCCCGTGTTGGATCGGACAGCACCTCGTACACCTTGTAGGTCCTGCCCGCCACCGTCACCTCATCGCCGTGCTCCGGCGCGGCTGCAAAGTCCGCGAGGTTGACGAACAGGCGGGCATAGACGCCTTCGGTATGGCGTTGCTCGTCGGTAGAGCGTTCGAGGATCGCCTTGACGCTGAACGCCTGACCGGTGGCGGGCTGGTAGCTCACGAGTTGGCCGAACGCCGCCACGACCGTGCGATTCAGGATGCCGAACGCATCGGAAGCCACGAACCACCTTCGCTAGAAACCGGTCTGATGGATGCGGTACGCGAACTTCACGCGCAGCACGCCGTCTCCGGCGGCGTTGCCCGTGATCTCGCCCGCCCCCACGTTTTGCAGCACCAGCGGCTGGTTCTCCCCGTTCGCTTTGGACACGATGCTGTCCAGCTTGGGCAGGATGTTCGTCACGGTGTCGGCGGCCTGATCGATGAAGCCGGTCGTCTCCACGGTCTGCGACACCTGCACGCCGGAGCCGTTGGTGAACTTCACCGCAAGATTGGCGGTCGCCTCCGCGAAGACGTTCGTCCCCGCGTCGAGGAACGCCAGGCCGCCAAGGAACTCCAGCACCTTGCCGGCGCCGGGCGCGGGCGCCAGGGTCTTCGGCGTGGCACGGAGGGCCTTCACCTCCGCCGAGGTCAGGACGACTTCGCCGTACCGGAGCTCGCCGCCGCCCTGCACGATGCCCGCCGCCATCACGCGCTGCTTAAACTTTTGCACGCCCATGCGCTTTCTCCTTCCGCTGTTTGGTTTGAGGGGCTGCGGCGGGCCCACCCATCTGGATCTTCCGCAACTCGAACAACTGCCGCAGAGTCCGCAGGTACTGCCGCGCCGGGCCCGGAGCGTCCGGAGGAGGCGGCATCGCCTCCCCCGGCTTCATAGGCTGGCCGTTGAAAACCGGCAGGCGCTCGGTCGCCAGGTATTGCGCCGAGGGGTCGAACTTCGGCAGAGCACGGTAGGCCATGACGATCCTCCCGGCTACGCGACCGCCGAAGCGAAGAAATAGCCCATCTCGCTCGCGACGAGCTTGATGTCGAAGGCCATCTCGATCTCGACGATGTCGGAGGCAATGATCTCCCACCGGTAGCGCTTGATCCGGTTGCCTTCCGCGCCCGCGCCGAGATACCCGCTCCACGCAAAGGTGTAAGCGGCGCTCGGCGTGAGCAGCCCGGCGTTCGGGGCGACGTGCGCCAGCAGCGCCTGCTTGCCGCCGATGAAGGAGTGCGACGCCGTGGCGCCCTCGGCCGCCGTGTTCTCGATGGCGCCCATCACGAGGATGCGGTCGATTTCGAGGATTGCCGCCAGGGCCTCGCGCGTGATGCGCGCGGGACCGCCGTTGGTCTGGCCGTACTTCACGCGGTCCACCAGGTCGGGATGGTCCACCAGCTTCAGCCACACCGGTTCCGAGATCACCAGCGTGTTGGCGGGATAGCCCGTGGCCTGCTTGATGGCGAGCTTGCCGGCGCGAATGTCCTCGATGGGGTTCGAGGCCGGATCGTTCCACTGGAGGAACTGGCTGCCAGTCGGGCCGGCGGCGACGCCGGTCATATCGGTGCCCCACTTGCCGGTCGAGAACAGGGCGCCCGCGAAGAGCTTCTCGCGCCGGATCAGCGCTTGCTGGCTGAGGAACTCGGTCGCGTCGCGGTCCATGTTGATGACCGGGTCGGCGTTGCCGCGAAGCTGGTCGGGAATCGGCTTGGACTCGGCCCACACGTTGCAGAAGTAGGTGGGCGTGTTGTCCAGCCGGTAGCCCACGCTCGCGGCGGGCGTGCCGGGCGCGCGCTGTTGCATCTGATCGCGGAAGAAGTCGCCGCGATTGTAAACGTAGTAGCGGTCGCTCTGCTTGGAAACCGGAATCACCGGGCAGATCTGCGACGCCACGAACTCCGACTGATTCTGCAGGTACGCGATGCTGATCTGCGTCAGCGGCGTATTGACGTGGACGTCACCGGGGGTCGGGAGGTACATGGTTGGTTATGCTCCTTTCGTTTGCTGGCTGCTGCTACCGCTGAAGGATCAGCAGGGCCGGAATGATCTCGCCCGCGGCGCCGGCCGCGGCAAGCGCCTTGCCGAGGATCTTGCCCGAGGACTGCGTGACGGCGCGCCCGCTGGAATCCGCCTCGAGCAGGGCCCCGCGCGCGACGGCCGCGCCCGCCACCACCTTCGACACCTGGCCAGGCTGGCAGGCGAACGCGAGCGCCTTACCCGCCGCGTCGGGCTTGTTCTGAATCACGCCGTCTGCTGCCAGGCCGGCGCCGGTCGGGTCCACCTGCCCATCGGCGGCGATGGTCCCGAAGTAGAATTGCTTCCCGCTGAGGTCCTGGCCGGCCTCAACGGTGAGCGTCGTCAGACCCAATTCGTAAGCCATGGATCGTTGTCTCCTTTTTGTCGATTGGCTCGCCGCGCTAACTCGGCTTTACCGTGGCCGACTTCTCAGCGAGGTACTGCTCGTAGAGCTTGGGGTTCTGGGTCAGCGCCTCCACATACGCCTGCGCGAACCGGATGCGCTTCGCCGCCGCGATCTGCTCGGCGGTTCCCTTCAACTGCGCCTCCGCGCCCACCGGGAGTGCGTGCGTCTGCGTCTGCACCGCCGTCCGGTGCGAGTCCGCGGCCTTGGCGGCCAGCAGCGCGTCGCGCACCTGCGGGACGGTCATCTTCTTCGAGATGGCCTCCGGCAGGAACTCCGGCTTTCCAGCCAGGGAGCACAGCGCCGCGATTTCTTCGTACTGCGCGCGGAGGTTGGCCTCGATTGCGGCAGCATCGACAGTCGGTGCTGCAGGAGCCGCGGCGGGAGTCGGAGTCTCCGCAGGTTTCGTTTCCGTGGGTACCGGCGGCGCCGGAGCTGCGGTGGCGTCTGCCGTCTTGGTTACTTCCTGGTCCATCGTCATTTCTCCTTGTGGAATTTGCGTCCCGGCAGACGCCGCGACGCGAGCTTGCCTTCGGGCCTTCGCCGCCTCGGCTACGGCGGCCACGGCCTGGTCAAACGTGCCTACCCGATCCGCGAGGCCCGAGGCGAGTGCTTTCTCGCCGTAGAACAGGCCCGCCTCGGTGTTGCGAACCAGCGCCGCCTTCAAGTCGCGGTTCCGGCCGACCGCGCCCACGAAGATTTCGTAGAGCCGGTCGATCTCGGTTTGGAGCGTGGCGCGGGCGTCGTCCGTGAGCGGCTGGTGCGTGCTGAAGTCGTTCTTGCGCGCGCCGGCATAGACCGCGGTGAACTTCCGGCCAACTTTCTCGTCGAAGCCCGACTGGTCCAGGTGGACCGCGATTACACCCACCGATCCGACGCCGCCGGTCCGGGTGACGAACAGCTTCTCCGCGCTCGATGCGAGGGCGTACGCAGCCGAGAAGGCCTCGTCGTTCGCTATCGCGTACACCGGTTTCTCCGGCCGCGCCGCGAAGATCTCGTCAGCCAGGTCGAACAGACCGCCAACCTCACCGCCGGGCGAATCCACGTCGAGCAGGATTCCCCGGATGCGCGGGTCCGCGACGGCGTCACCGAACTGGCTCCGGATGCTCTCGTAGGATTGGAGGCCGGATTCGGTATCCAGCCACGATGCCTTCTTCACCAGCGTGCCGGAGATGCCGATCACCGCAATGCCGTCCGGAGTGACCATGTACGGCTTGCGGTCGCGTTCTTTATCGGGACCCGCGCCGTCCAGGCCATCGTCCATTGGCATGGCGACTGGAACGATCACTTCTTCGAGTGCGACCGGATCGGGAATGCCGACGCGCGGCCCGATCGCCTGGAGGATGACGCTCAGCTTCTGGGGCTGGATCAGCAGCGGAACCCCAAACACCCGTCCGGCGAGGTGCGGGAGATAGCTCGTCTTCACTCGGTCGTCTCCTTCCTGCCTTCTTCGCTCTCCGGTCCCTGCTTGTCCTTCTCCTCGCCGCCCGCCAGCAGATTCCCCTTGGGTGTGGTCTTGCGAGGATCGGAGTCGAGAATGAGACCGAGCCGGTCGGCGCGCTCGTTGTCTTTGGAGATCTGCCGGTCCACTTCTTCCTCGTCCATGCCGGTTTCGTTGATCGACATGCTCCGCGACTTCAGGCCGGCGCGGATCGCCAGGATCTCGGCCTTGACGTCTTTCTCCGGATCGACCCAGGCCCACTTCGGCGTGTGCCACTCGACCGCAAGGTAGTCGGCGCGGTTTGCCTGGTAGTCGCGCGCATCTAACTGGCCGGCGAGCGCCGCCTGCTCAATGAACGCCTGCCAGGTCGCACGGCAGAACTGGTAGATGAAGACGCTGTACTGGATCTGCTCGCACAGTCGGCGGAACGACAGGATGCCAGCCCGGATCGACGAGTAGTTCGTCTGCGAGAGGTCGCCGGTGAGCACGTCGTAAGGCAGGCCGATTCCGGCGGCGATCCGCAGCAACTGGAGCCGCTCGAAGGCTTCGTAGTTGCCGCCCACATCCGCCGGTTCCGTGAACTTCACGTCCTCGCCCGGGTCCAGTTCCTGCATCGTCCCGGCCTCGAGGCGGGCCTCCACCACGCCTTCCTCACTGGACGCGGCAGGACCGCCCGACTCGTTCTTCTCACCCGGCGAGGATCCGGGGAAGAACGGGTCTTCCGGATTCGTGCGGACGATGAAGGCCATCATCATCGCGGCGAACTTCTTCCGCAGTAGCTCCGCGTCGTCGTACTGATCGAGTTCCCACAAGCGCACGAGCGCGGTCGCCAGCCAGGGCACGCCGCGGAGCTGGCCCGGGCGAAGCGGCCGGAACAGGTGCATGACCTCGCTCGCCGGGACCCGCATCAACTCCAGGTAGTTCGGCGCAAAGATGCGCTCGCCGGGATGCTCCCGGTAGAAATAGTAGGCGGCGCGGCGGCCAGCGGAGTCGAACTCGATCGAGCACTTGACGGTGTGGCCTGCCGGCGTCTCGGGCGTAGGGCGTGAGACGTAATACGGCAACTGCTCGGCTTCGATCAACTGCAACTGGAGCGGAACCGTCAGCCCGTCCCGCATCGTCCGGACGTACCTGCGGACGAAGCACTCGCCGCCTTCCACCATCGACCGGAACGCAAGCGCCTGGAGGCCATAGATGTCCGTAGTGCCCGAAGCGTCAGCCTCGTTGGCCCACTGGCTCCACAGCTTCTGGATCGTCTCCTTGACAGCGTCCGTCGGATGCAGGGACTGCGGCTTGATGCCGTTGCCGACGGCGTTGCATACCCACTCGTCCACCGCCTTCGAGGCCCAGCCATCCTTGCGGACGATGTCCCGCGAGCGCGCCACCAACTGGTCCTGCGACTGATACCAGATGGAGTTGATGGCATCGCGAGTCGTGGTCCACGACCCCATTCGCCGCCCGGTCGTCGCCGCATCGTACGGGGCGCCGCCGGCCCGGCGCGCGGGCGGGTTGGACGCACCTCTCCCGCCCCGTGTGATGCGGGTTAGAAACGATCCAAGTTTGAACACGGTCAGAAGCCTTTGCTCGACGAGAGTCGGTACTGGCGGCGGCGACGGGTAGCCGGGTTGAGTTCCTTTTCGATGGCGGCGATCACGCGTTCCATCTCGTTCAGGGAACGGTAGACCGTCGTGCGCCCCTCAAACGAGACGGTCGTGACGCCGGAGGCGTAGGCCTCTTTGATTGCGTCCAGGTGTGCCTGCGTCCACGCCATCGATCACCACCCAAAGCGCCCAACGATTCTGCGGCCCGTGCGGGATCTCGCCGGCTTTGCCGGAGCGGGCGGTTCCGGCTTGACTGAGGGCCGCGACGGGACGTGTGCGCCCATGCGTTCCTCCATCGCGCGCCAGTGCTTTTCCTGGTAGCGGTCAAGACCGATGCGTGCGGCCGCCGCGCGGGCGTAGACCCGGCAATCGAGCGCCTCGTTGCGCTCGCGCATCTTCTGCCACTCGTGCCGCCGGTAGCCTTTCACGAGCTTGGTCACCAACTGCTCGGCGGTGAGCTGCTTGAAATACTCATCGCTGTAGTGCGGGAAATGGCAGTAGCCCGGCGGGAAGGAGATGCCGTTTGCCAGGTCCTCGTCCGTGGGCCGTTCGAGGCGCAGCCACCGGTACAGCTCCTCCTTGGCCATGCCCGAGTTCACCGGCCACACACGGACGCCCCGTTTCAACTTCGCGCCCAAGGGCCCGACCTCGACCGGAGACGCCGACCCGACGAGCGCCGGCGCCCTCGAGTCGCCTTTGATGACAAGCACGCGGCCGCCCTGCCGGCGGGCCCACTGGTACACCTCCGTGGTGGCGAAACCAGAGTCCACCGCCAGTTGCAGGATGGGCAACTCCACACCGCTCGCCGCCGGGTACGTCTCGTTGAGCAGCGCCGTCAGTTTTTCCCATACCGCCACGCGCGACGTGTCGCCTTCGAACACCCGATAGTCGACGGACCACGACTCCTTACCGCGCCCGTACGCGACGACTTCCACTTCGATCCGGTCCTTCTGGACGTCAGCGCCGGCCACGAGGAACAGCCCGCCGCGCGGAACAGTGCCGACCTTGTACTGCTCCCGCCGGTCGTACAGCTTCTGCCAGTCCGGAGCCTCGCCGAGCAGGGTCCACGTCTCGCCCAGGACGGTGTTGACGAAAACCTGGAGCAGCGCGGGGTTCTTCTGCGCCTGCTCGAAGTGTTTGGCGGCATCCGACCAGGCGAACCAACCGACCGGCGAATAGAGGCTCGACAGGTGAAAACCCGCCGTGCGCCCGTCGCCCGCCGCCCCAGCCCGCCACTGGCCGCGCGCCAGCATCCAGTGCTTCTGGTGATTCTGGATCTCCTGGCCGCAGTGCTCGCAGACGTAGACGACCTTCTCGGGCTGGCCCTTCGGCCACCGCAGTTGCGCGAACTTCAAAACCTGGAACTCGCGGCACACCGGGCACGGCACCCAGTAGCGGCGTTGGTCGCTCTCCTCGAACGCCGCCTCGATCCGGCTCATGCCCGTAATCTTCGGCGTCGAGCACAGGAACACCTTGCGGCGCGCGAACGTGCGCGTGCGCGCCATGGCCAGGTTGACCGGGTCCCCCTCGCCTTCCACATCGCCCGGGTAGGCGTCCACCTCATCCAGAAACAGGAAGCGGGCCGCCATCGAGCGGAGACCGACCGCGGAATTCGCGCCGGTCATCACCAGGACGCCGCCGGGGAACTCCTTCGAAAGGACTGTGTTCCCCGAGTCTCGGGACCGCGGACTCTGCACGAGATTCCGCAGCACTTCGGACTCCTCGATCAGCGGATCGACGCGCTGCTTCGAGTTGCGCTTCGCCATCTCGACCGTGGGCTGCACGGCCATCATCGGACCCGGCGCCTGGTGCACCACGTATCCGATCCAGTTGTTCCCACACTCGGTGCCCCCGATCTGCGCGCCCTTCATAAACACCACACGCTCGACCGGAGATGACGGCGAGAGGCAGTCCATGATCTCGCGCAGGTACGGCGTGCGATCGGTGCGCCAAGGCCCCGGCTCGGCTGACGCTCGCTGCGAGAGCGTGCGGTACTTGTCGGCCCATTGCGAGATGGTCAGCAGCGGGTCGGGCCGCGCGCCCGCGCAGGCGGCGCCCGAGTAGATCTCCTCAGCCGTTGGAGTCTGCAAACTCATTCAGGGCCTTCCGGATCTCTGTCGCGAGGATCTCGTAGCACTTGCCTGCTTCTGTCTCCGCGGCGAGCAAGGCCGCAACGCGGTCGGGGATGTTCAGCAGGTGATCCCGGAACTGCCGGAACCTGTTGAAGGCCGCCACCTGCACCTCATCCTTCGACACCAGCTTCGCGATGCGCTCTTCGTACTCGATCTTTGCGAGCCGCGCCTGGTAGTGCTCCCGCACGGCCCGCGCCTTGGTGTACTGGCTGGCGCCGAACCCCGTGCCGTCGTCGTCACCGTGTCCGCCTACCGCCGGAGCGTACTCGCGCGTGTTCCGCGCCCACTCCTGATCGGCGACCTCCGGGTCGATCCGGCCATCCGGCAAAGTCGAGATGCGGCCTGCCTGAATGGCCTTCTGGACGGCCAGGACCGCTACACCGCGATGCCGGGCATATGCCCGTTGGCTCATTGCCGCCATCGATCTATTTCCCGAAGATTCCGCTTGCTATTCCGTTTGACCGAAGGGATGAATGGACCTGCAAGGAGATAAGCAGCAGCGGAAAGGAACCACGAACATGAAAAACGCCAGCAAAGCCAAAACCAGCAAGACGCCGAAGGCCAGCAACCCGGCCTCCAAAGCCGCCACCAAGAAGGGCGCGAACGCGCCCACCAGACACGCCACCGCGAAGCCGGCCGGCGGGAAGCAGACCGGCGCGCTCAGCCCGGAGAAGCTCGATCAGGTCCAGGCCGTGGCCAACTCCGGTGTGACCAACCCTGAGATCCTCGAAGCCGCGGTCGATGCGATCATCAAGGCCCCGGCGCCCGCCAAGCAGGAGAAGCCCGAAGCCCGCGACGGCAGCAAGAAGGCGGTGGTCCTCGCCATGCTGCGCCGCGAGGGCGGCGCCACCCTGGGCGAGATCGCGAAGGAGACCGACTGGCAGCTCCACAGCATCCGGGGCTTCCTGAGCGGCCAGATCGCCAAGAAGATGGGCATCAAGATCGAGTCCACCAAAGCCGACGGCGGGAAGCGGCGCTACCACATCGCGTAGCAACCTTCGCCCGAAGATCGCCGCCCCGGAAGCGGGCGGCGTTTTTCGTTCTTCCCGCGATTATTCCCTTGCCTTCTTCGCGCACCGAAGTGATGAATCGTCATGCAAGGAGATAAGCAGATGGCCAAAGCCAGAACCAAGCAGACGAAAGAGGCGCCCACGCCGGGATTCGCGATCCGGATCACTCCTCAAACGGAACTGGGCCTCGCGATGTTGATCGCAGAGACCGAGGATGGCCGCTACGAACCGGTCGCGGTGGTGGCCTCGGTTGCGGAGGCGCAGGAGATCGCGAAAAGCGACTTCGCCCGCCGCGTCAAAGAGATCTCGATGGGTTGCGAGGACGTGGCCTGCCCGGCGCGCTACGCTATCTGGGCGCAGGGCCTGGGCGGCGACTACAAGCCGCTCCGCGACTACACCATCGAGGGCGCCGAACCCCACATCGAGTGGTAGCCGGCAAGGCTCCCCTCGGCCGCCCGGCGACGGGCGGTTTTTCAGTTCACGGCCACTGCATTCTCCTTCGCCACATCGTCGAACGCCCGCCCGGTAGCTTCCTGCATGGCGTGACCGCCCGTGAATTCCTGCCAGCGGCGAACGATCACGTCGCAGTACCTGGGCTCGAGTTCGACGATCCGCGCCTGCCGCCCGGTCTTCTCGCACGCGATCAGCGTCGAGCCCGAGCCGCCGAACGGATCAAGCACGGTGTCGCGGCTCTTGCTGCTGTTCCGGATCGCCCGGTCGACGAGTTCGACGGGCTTCATCGTCGGGTGCAGGTCGTTCACCACCGGCTTCTTCACGAACCACACGTCGCCCTGATCGCGGGCCCCGCACCAGTAGTGCTCGGCGCCTTCCTTCCAGCCGTAGAGCATCGGCTCGTACTGCCGCTGGTAATCCGACCGGCCCATCGTGAACGTGTTCTTCGCCCAGATGACGAACGTGGACCAGTGGCCGCCGGCCTCGCGGAAGACCCTCTGCAGCGTGTGCAATTCCGAAGACGACATGCAAATGTACACCGCACCCTTCGTGACTGCCAGGATGTTGGCGCAGGCCTGCTGAAGGAACCGCTCGAAATCCGCTCCCAGGTTGTCGTTGGCGATCTTCCGGTTCTTCTTTCGGAGCTTGTCCTTCATCGTCGCGCCGTAGTTCACGTTGTACGGCGGGTCGGTGAAGACCATATCGGCGAGGCCTCCGGCGAGGACCTTTTCGACGGACTCGATCTGCGTGGCGTCGCCGCACAGCAGGCGGTGATTGCCCAGCACCCAGATGTCGCCGGGAGCGGTTACCGGACGCTCAGGCGCCTCCGGAACGGCGTCGTCGTCCGTGAGGCCCGCGCCCGGCTCCGCTTCGGGATCGGCGAGCAGGGTTTCCAACTCATCGTCGGTGAAGCCGACCAGGTCGAGGTTGAAGCCGTCCTCCTCGAGCGTGGCCAACTCCACACGCAGCATCTCTTCGTCCCAACCGGCGTTGAGCGCCAGCCGGTTGTCGGCCAGCACCAGCGCGCGGCGCTGGGTTTCGGTCAGGTGGTCGAGGACGATGACCGGAACTTCGGTCATGCCCAGTTTGCGGGCGGCGAGCAGGCGGGCGTGGCCGGCGATGACGATGCTGTCGGCGCCGGCAAGAATCGGATTGGTCCACCCGAACTCGGCGATTGACGCCGCGATCTGGGCGACCTGTTCGTCACTGTGCGTGCGCGCATTCCGGGCGAACGGAATCAGCTTCTCGACCGGCCACGCCGCGACCTGCAAGCTCGTCATGCTTTGGTGGGTTGAGCGGACTTTTGGAACAGGCCGAGCGCGTTGTGCAGGTCGACGATCCTAGCGATCATCGGCACGACCACGGTGACGAGCTTGTCCCAACTGAACTGCTTGGTGAGGTCCGTGCTGGCGTCGTACGCGGACTTGAGCACGTCCAGCACCAACTCCAGCTTCTTCTTTTTATGTTGTGCACAACATAACAGGAATTATGTTGTCACCGGAGTTATGTTGTGAAGGCCCGCCGCTGGCCGATTTTGTTGGGGCTTTGCGTGAGGCCAACACAACATAATTTGTTATAGGGAGCGGA